GTTTCACCTGCACCTCCAGCAAGCGCGGTGTATGCAGCAGCCGGAATAACACCAAGACCTCCAGTTGCAAATCCAGCCGCCACAGGAAGCGCAGTCGCAAGCGCGCCTTCTGGAACCGTTTCTTCAAACATCGACGGCGCGCCAGCAGCCGCAAGACGCTGTTCCTCTTCCATCATCGCCTGACCAAGGCGAGCGGAATCGCTCATCGTCGCTTGCCTGACCTGCTCTGGAGAAAGAGCAGAAACAAGTCCCTGCTCTTCACGACGGCGCATTTCGCCAATCGTGGCCGACTTCTGAACCGCCTGATTCAACTGAGCAGTAGAGCCAACAACCGCAGCAGCTTCGAATTGAGGAATAGTAGGTTGAGCCGGAGCAGCATTGCTCGATTCCATGCGCCGAGCGACTTCAGCTTCAAGACGCCTAAGAAGATCAGCTTTTTCGGGAGATAGTGGCATATTTCTATTGCTGTTCGTTTTCCGCCCTCAACTGCTGAATCAAACGCTGCATCTCTTCAAGACTCATCGATTCTGGAGATTGAACCGTGGCTTGAAACGAAACGCCCGGAGCAGAATATGCGGCGGTAGTGCGAGTTCCGAACGGTGTACTTGACCACCTTTCGTAAAATCCCGGCAGAGCTTTGTCTAGGTTACGATTGATGGTTCCACGCGCGCTTTGCTCGATGCGTTTTCTGAAACGATCCAGCTTGATGATAGAGTTTTTATCAAACACTCCACCAATTTCCTGATTGATCCGCTTTGATTCACCTTCGGTAACGTTCAGGCCGGATGTCGTTCTGGCGGTTCGGTTTACAACGCCAGCAAAGTCGGCCAAAAGACCGAGGGCTTCCTGTTTTGCAGGATCTTTTTCAGTCTGGATCAAAGACCTAAGTTTAACCTCTGTGGTCGGTATCGCTCCCAAATAATCCGTAAACTTCTTTCCGGGGAAGTTTTTCTCAAACTCAGCGATTCCGTCTTGAAGCTGGTCAATCGTTTCCATGACGGCGAATTCGTCTTCCAGCTTTGTTGCCGTTTTTGCCTCAAGCGGCCTCAGCCGACCGCCGCCACCAATGAACGTCTGCCTAAGCTCTGCTTCCTTGACCGGAGACAATTCTTGTCCTGCTGCTTTAGCCTTTGATTTTGCAGCTTCAATGAACAAGTCGGCGTTTTTCAACACCGTGCTTTGCTTGGATTTTTCTCCAGATTCAGCAGCCAAAAGAGCCTGCTCTTGGATTTCCTGAGGAATTTGACCTGCATCGATCATGCTCTGCACGGTTGCTTTTCCAAGCCGAGCAAAACCTCCAAGTTTTGACGCCCTGCCAAGCTGCTCTTCTTCTGCTCGTTTCTGGGCAATCAGAGCGTCATCAATGACATACTTGCCATCAGCAGTTCTGGTCAAAGCGTTGTATTTCCGAGCGTCGTCAATTCGCTTTGCTTCAAGCTGATCTGTAAAAGCAGCAAGTTTGGCCTGTTTTTTCAACAACTCGGCGCGAGCAGAATACGGCTCAAGACCATTGATGAGGCGGGTTGCCTCCTGATTAAACTGCTTTGATTTGAACCGAGGGAGAGCTGGCATTGCAGCTCCTTCGGTAGTGTTGTTCAAGAAGTCGGCCACCTGCTGGTTGAACGCCTGAAAAGCATCATACTCAGCATTCTGCGCCTCCTGCTCGGCCAAAGCCTGAGCATAGGCGTTCGACTGGATCTTGTTCTGAAGATCAAACTGACGCTGACGCATTACCTGTTCAGCAGCGTTCATCTGCATCTGCTCCATCATGCGAGCCTGCGTCTGCGCGCGGTCGAAGAGCGACGCACCGAGCTGAAATGCTTGAAGAGATTGGTCGGCCATAAGATTAACCTATTCTTCCGGGGTAGAAGGTGGACGGAGGAACTGCGTAAGTGGTGGCAGGCGACATCGGATTCGGAAAGGCTGTTTCCCCGGTGCTGTAATCGATTGTCGTGCTACTTACGCTTGGCGCACCTCCAGCGGTAGATCCGTAAAGTGCGGCAGGGCTTTGAGCAAGCAACGCACTTGAAACCCCGTACTGCGTCAAAGCACCGCCAACAGTTCCGCCAAAATTGGTGAACGCCGTTTGAGCCGCTTGCTGCATCGGAGAAGGAGCGGCAGCAACCTGAGCGGCAGTCAAATCGCGTCCGTACATTCTGGCCTGCTGTTCCTGAATCGCTCCAATGCGTTGAGCTGGAGTAATGAACATGCTGCTCACCGAGAACGGCTGAACCATTCCGAATGCTCGCTGCTGCTGGATGAAATTCTGAGCCTGAGCAAGACCCTGATTCTGAAGCTGCATTCCAGTCAGTCCCAAGTCGCGAGCGGTCAATGCACGACCGAAACCGGAGCCGCCACCGAATCCACCGGCAAGCGCGCGTCCAGCAGTCGAACGCTGAACCTGAGCGGAAACCTCCGGGCTAATCTCGCCGCGCAAAGCCGCACCGATGTTTTTGCCAGCCTGAGCCACAAGCTGGTCGTAACCGGGAATGGCGCGACGAAGCTGTGCTTCAAGCTGAGTCTGCTCGGCTTCGGTCGTCTTTCTGGCCAACTCGGTGGCAGGCTCAAGCGCAGCGATGTTTTGCTGAATCGCCTGCCTCTGCTCTGCGGCAAAGTCGATTGGCTTCAGCTCAGGAACCTTCGGCTTACGACCGCCGAACAGTCCGCCGAGCAGACTTCCAGCCGCCGAAATCCCCGCTCCACCCAAGATTGCTGCTCCAAGTCCTATTGGCATAAATCATCCTTTTCCGTCAGTACCACTGGTAGAATCCCCCGCCATTCAATCCGACGCCCACCATGCGGATCGTATGCACCGCATCGCCCATGTATTGCATCGTCTGCTCCTGCACAGCTTGAATGGCTTTGGCTTCGTAGGCCACAGCTTCCTGAATCAGATCGTTCTCCTCCTTGCGAATGGCCATGACCATTAGCTTGATGGCATCAGGACACGGAGGAATGAGGTAATCGTTGACGCTTGTCGCATTGATGTGGCGCATCTTCGCCATGACCGTCACCGGCTTATCCTCGTCCGCGCTGCATCGGTCGGCCAAGTAGCTGCGACGATACTGCGGCAGAGTCTCATCAGGGTCGTAAACGGCGATGTCAGTCTCGGTCAGAGCAGTCGCGTCGTACTCGTACAAGCGGCTCACCGTATTCGTCGCCTCGCGGATGACACCCGTAAGCTGCGTGAACTTCTTCGTGGACTGAACGTACGGCAAAGCGAGCGTCAGCTTTTCTCCGTCGATCCACGCTCCACCGGATTGAGTTCTGATCCATTGACCGTTCTGATCGACTCCTTGGAGCGTGATGGTTTTGCCAACGTCCGAAGCGTCGCCAGCATAAACTCGAATGTAGCTGTTAGTGCCACCAGACAAATCGCGGTAAGAAACCACAGTGCCACGATCAATAAGCTGCTTGCCAATGCAGACTTGATTGCCATTGAGAAGTCCATAGCCGGTTTCTTGGAATTCGAACCATTGATTGCGGACGACACCGACGCCGCAGCAATCAGCGATGGCCTCGATGGTTTCGATCTGTCGTGGCCAAGTGATGCATCCGCCGGTCGTGTGAATGGTGAAGCGTCCATAAGCACCGGCCCAAAGGCCCTTGTGCAGAAGCCTTCGACACGCCTGATTGATGTAATCGTAAACGCGCGCATCATCGACGCATACGCCGATGACCCGAGCGATTGTCGAACGGATGTCCTGAACGATCAGCTTCATTTCGTGTAGTAGATTCGGGCCGTCCGCTTGATGAAGTAAACACCGTAGAACGGAGGAAGATTGTTGTGCGACAGCGTGGAGGAGCTGTCGTTTCCGCTTTTCTCAGCGTTCGTCGTGGACAAATCGCCGTTGGAGATGGTCGGGCCAGCACCACCGCCACCCGTACCGGCAGCACCCTGAATAGTCAGCGAAGAATAGGAGCCAAGATTGCTCCAGTTCTTGGCCACCATGTAGTAGTCGTCGTTGTTCGGAAGAACCCTCTGGGCGACACCGTGCGTATGCTCGTTGAACGGGGTTTCCGAAATGGTG